GCTGCAGCATACTCAGCTGGATCTGCCTGACCTTTGCCTGTGTAGTCGATCAGTTGTACGTTCATCGTTTCATCACCCTCGAATAATCATCATCCTGCCACTTGTCGATCTGATTGATGTCGTTGACGAGATCATCAAGCAGCAACCCAGGACGCCAAGTGGCAAAACGTCCCAGGGAGTAAACTCGGTGCTCCTGCGTGGCCCAATAAATGAAGTGCCGGCGGATGCCTTCCGGTATGTTCAAGATCTTGGCGTAGGTCTGGCGCTTGCTGGTGACGCCAGAGGCTAGGTCCAGTGGGTAGCCCAGGATGTCAAGAGCTCGGTCGAGGATCCATTTTTGAGTTTCATAGGGCAGCTCCTCATTCATGCCAGGACACTCGATGATGAGCTCGTCGCCAGTGATTGATACACGTGAGAATGGGTAACTCGGGCAAGGCACGACCACAGAGACATAAGCATCAGTTGAGGCCAGATGTGCCCGCACATTGACACCAGGATAGTAGCCGAAGTCAACTTTGTCGCGGTGCGGATATTCCAGCAACTTCATCAAGGTCGGCATAGGCATAGTCGAGATCTTGGGTCCATCTTCCTTGAGACATACCGACGCATCATGATTGAAAACGAAGTTCTGATCCTTGGCCAGTTGTGCAATCAGGTCAGGTGGAGCGATGAACCGCTCAGCAGATACAGTGCCTGCGTTGATGGATCTGTCTGAGCGGTAGAAACCTGTGTTCTTCTTGGAGTAGGCCAGAGAGTCTGCCACAGGATTGCGCCATGGCAGTGTCGTCTTGATCATGTGAACGCGCTTGAACGGAATGCGTGTTGCGTCAGACACGACCGATGAACGGAAACGCAGCACAGCAGAATGATTGTTGGGCAACTCGGTTTGCTTTTCGTAGATCACAGGCTTTCTGTGCTGGAGCAAGCGTGCTGCCAACAGACCTGCCAATCCTGCTCCAATGATCTGCATCAGTAGTATCCCTTCTTCTTCAGGAAGTCTTGCATGTAGGATATCTGGGTGTCAATGTTGGTGCAGGATCTTCCGTTCTGAGCTGCCGTCAACGGACAGAACAGTTCCTCTGCTTCTTTGAAAGCTAATCTGAAGAATGCAGCTGCTGCAACCATTCCTGAGAAATTGTTATACTGCGGATAGAACTCTTCACGCAAATGCAGACCTAAGTCCTGAGCCCACTCCATGCGACAAGCCCAGCCAACTGCACAAGCTGTCGTTCCGCAGTCCCACGACTCAAGATCGAATTCGTTCTTAGGCACGAACTTGAGATCGTCTGTAAGCCTGGCAAGTCGACCTAGGCCAGTCGAAAGGTCATGTGTTTTCTTTAGCATTTTCTTTCTCCTTTTCTTTCATAGCAAGGATGCCTTTTGCAGCGCGCTGCCTTTATGGCGTGCTCAAATTTTGGAACGTCTCGTTGACAGGTCACCAATCGGACTTAAAAACCAATGCTGTCTGGCTCGTGGCATGATCAAATTCTTCCATACGCCAGTAACGACGCAGCCAGACGCGATCCCGCATTCCTTTAGCAGTCCGCGCTTGGTCAAGCGCCTCGCTGCCGGTCTCTCCCGACTGTCACGCCTGCCTATCGGCGTTCATAGCTGAGACATGCTCCCAGCGGGCTTACGGGACCTCTCTGAGTCCCCGTAACTCCTGCCGCCAGCTTCTTTCGCCTCTCCAGTAGTCAACCGAATACTGGAGAGGCGAACACTCACATAGGTGCGTCTTCGTCGGTTGCGACATGGTGCTCGTCGTCGGCGAACTTCTTCTCGCCACCAGTGAACGAGTTAAAGAGTGCCTTACCACGCTCGTACTCTTCCGTGGACTGGACGTAGCCAGCGTCAGAAATGTCCCATGTGTACCACGTACCTGCGTTGTTGGTCTTCTGCTTGGTCCGCAGGCGATAGATAGACGACCAGGAGGGCAATCGCTTTCCGTTCAGCTGCTTGCCGTTCATCATGACCATCCACTGACGCGAGCTGGTGTGAGCAGTCGAAGTCATAGGAATGACATAGGGCAGCGGACCATTGTCAGTGATGACGAACCCAGCATGATACCGCGTCTCGATGACCTCGTTGCCATTGGGGCGAATGTATTTAACCTTGTTGGGGTTCTGCTCGTCACGGACTTCCTTTACGTCTGCAGGCAACTCTCCGTGCCGGCCGACGAAGCCACCACCTTTGTTGCGCGGAACCCACTCGACGTAGTCCTTGGAGAAGTAGCAAGGCTGGAACAGGATGCCTTTGTCACCTTCCGCGACAGGATCAGCCGAGTTGCGCAGCCATATGGCACCAGGCTCGGCACCTTCGACGTAATTAGGGTCCTTCTTATTCACGACAGGGCTCAGAGGCTGAAGTATGTAGATCAGTGGTACAAGGTTGTCTTCCTGCGCTGTGGACGTACCCTTGCCCATGTCCTCGGCTGCGGTGGTCGCGAGGAAGTTCGGTACTCCAGCTGCACCGCCACCATTAGCGACAGGCAGCGTTTCTTCGACTTTGCGTTTGGCATTAGCCATAGTTAGCTCCTAGATTGATAGCGATCAGAGATATTGCGAACAGCGCGAGTGCGACTTCATACCTTTCCTGAGCTGCCGCTCGCTCGGCCCAGGCTAGGCATGTGATTGCGAATGCTATTAATGCCAGAGACCTAATCAACGTTTCTCCTTGATCTTGACGACGCGACCTACAGTGCCGCCGATCTTCTCAAGGTCAGGAGTGAACCCGTTGATCTCGATCATCTCACGTAGCCAAGCTGTCAACGTTGCCGAGTGGACTGCCTCCTTTATGTCTGGTGTCAGACCCTTGTCGTGGAGCTCCTTGGCTAACTCGACTGCCTCGTTGCGGTGATCGCGGCCGAACTTGATGTTGAGTTCAGTCTTGATGAGGTCACCTGCACCGAGCTCAGTGAGGTAGGCGAATGCCTCTTGACGTTTGACAGCGTCCCACTTGATAGGGATGCCAGCGGCGTAGAACGGAGAACACGTAGCTTTAAATGCAGGAATATTGCCATCCGCCGGCACTGCAATCTCGTCGATGCCGATCTCCATGAACAGGTCTGGCAGCGTCTTCTGCTGGAGTTCGTTCAGCTCCTTGTTGGCGTCAGCGAGTTGCTCTTCCAGGTCCGCGATCTGGAGTGCGAGCTTCTTAGCTCGTACGACCTCATTACGCAGCTCTGTGAGTTTGTCCTGACTCAGCGGAACGTCTGTGCTGCTGACTTCAGCCAGGAATGCTGGTGCTTTGTTAGGCATGATATTCTCCATGTTGAGGTGCCTGGACTCGCCTCTGGGACCAGGGAGGTGTGTCCGCGCCCGAGGGGTAAGGCGCTGAGGGACGAGGCGAGTCCAGGCAAGAACGAGTATGGCTCTGGCCGAAGAAAAAGAAAACTGTTTTTTTAAACACTTTCTCTGGCAGCATAAAAGAGCGATATTTATGCTGCCAGATAGAATGAGGAGGCGACAGTATGAACCAAACACTCGAGAGACTCAGAGTATTGCCGACATGCCTGCATTACAAGGGCATAGACTGCGGACCGATGTGTCAGTGTGCTGCCATTGATGATGCCATTCATCAGTTGCAGGGCTACCGATCTGACTTGATCGCTATTGGCTTTTGCACCTTTGTGGCTGGGTTGATTGTAGGGAGCATTGTGACATGGGCGATGTCGTTGAACTGAAGTCATATGCTGGTGGTCGCACAAGGCTGTTGCGTTGTGCGGATTGCCGGCATCGCGTAGGTTGGCGATGCGGTATCTCTGGAGCGTCAACTGAAGAGGAACGATTCTATCACGAAGCTGGAACTGCAACATGTGGAGAAAAAGCCCAATGGTGGGAACCGAGTTGGAAGTACCGATTGTTACTGTTGTTAGGCTTGGCGGACAAAAGGTAAAGGCTGTTTACACAGGAGGTGACACTGTGTCAATCTCAGGAGAAGTGCCAGTCACCTCTGTCACATTCACTGCAGACGTACGTGATTCTGTCAAGAAAATGCGCCGCGAGCGTATCCTGAAGGAGCTCGCGGCGCTAGAGTCTAAGTTGACAGAGCTTAAGCAGAGCCTTGCCGGAACGGAAGAACCACAGTCGGTGGCGCAGAAGGTCGAGGTGGTCCCCGACGCGCTTTCTTCCGGACGCGCTTCTTGGGAGGAAGAATTGCGTGAGGCGGTCGAACCTTGGCCAACCCAAGTGATACAAAGAGAGCCGCACCCAATTCGCACAGAAGAACCTGAAGGTAAGGCATCAGAGCGTACAGAAGGTCTCCTGAGCCGCTTGGGAGCAGCAATAAGGCAGCCAGTGAGTGATAGGCCGAAGTCTTAGTATCAGGTGCACCCAGGCCAAGAATTTTGGCCTGGGTGTTATCTCTGCGACGTTCAGCGTCCTGCTGCTTGGCTGTAGCAGTCTTGCAGACATTCGACTTTGGCTTCAGGCATGCGTCGTTCTTAGTTGCGTCCGCTTGCGCCAGTACCTTGTTTTCCGTCGCTAGGCGTTCCTTCAGAAAGTTGAGCTGGGCTGCGTGGTCGTTGCTTTTGGCACTGGCCAGCGTCGCATTGCGTGTGCCGGCCGACACCAGGATGAACGCGACAGTCGCCAGGCAGAACGGGACCAGGACGAACCTGGCACCCCAGCTGCGGACCGAGGCCTGATGAACGCCGACCATTAGAGCCATCAGCGCTGCTACGGACATGAGATGCTCCGGAGAGAGCATCTCATCACCCGAAATAACCTCAGACAGCAACGTGTAAACAGTGACGATCGTGAGCATGATTCCTACGAGTAGCGTGGTCATGGTTACATTCCTTCTGTTATATCGAGCCAGATGCCGATGAGAGCGGCGACGATGATTACTTGCAACAGTGTCATCCAGTCCATCACTGCACCTTTGGTATGTTGATGAAGGTGATCTCACCTTCTGTGATTGTGGTGGCTGCGTCGAGCAACTCCCAATAAGAAGCTGATGCCATCATGTGCCTACGGAACTCATCAATGGCTTCCTCAGGGACCTTTTGATCCCTGAGGTGACGGACGACAGCGGCGGCGATGTTGAACGCATTACCTTCAGGTTCGTTGCAGTTGATAATCATAGCAGCACCACGCAAGGCATGAGCGGAGAGGTGAACTTGCCAGTTAGGCGAGCATAAACTACGCGGAAGCCCATCCGCCGGTAGTCGTCGGCGGTGAGCTTCTTGGCGTCTTTGTGGCCACGGTCCAGCAGCGAGCGGTTAAGGTCAGTCGGCCGCATGCCCTGGACCTCTTCGCCAGTGGCAGTGACGTAACGCAGAGCCACCCAGCTGGTGAGGATGGATACGATGTCATTGGTCATCAGATCTGCTCCTTCAGGATGCAGGCCCAGGCCTGGGCGCCATGGGCGACTGCTGCAGCTTCGCACTTGGTCAGCGTAGGGAACTCCATGTGTCGGGTTGACAGCATAGGTCCCCAGATGGTGTTGGTGAGCGTGTAGAAGATCAGGACATAGGTGGTCATGTCAGTCCCCCTCGGAGCGGGATGCCCCAGAGAGTAGTATGCGCCAGTTTCAGAGAAAAAGAAACAAAATAAATGAGGTGATTAACCTAGCAAGTCCAATAGCTTCTGTTGTAACGGCACTTTCGAGGGTCATAATACTGGTTGGCAGGCCGCTTGCGCCTGGGTGGTTTTTGGGTGGTCACTGGGACGTCTACAAACGGAATTTCCTGGGTCTCAATGGCCTCTGGCGGCAGCACAGTGACTTTCTCACCTTGGAGAGAGAATGCCATTGCACCGACCAGGGCTATTGCGATCAGGAGCTGTATCATATTCATTCACTCTCAGGGTTTGAAAATTCGGAATGTGCCACAGGTTGTCGCTCATGGCGGCTCCTTTGGTCTAGCTGCTGGTATGCTTTGAGCACTCGATATGCGCTTAAAATGAATTTGTCGGTGGCCCCTGTGATCCCCATAACAACAACGATTCGCTCTGCACGAGTCATCAAATCGTCATCCGGCCGAAGCTCTACGGTTGTTTCTTTCAAAGCGTGCTCCACTTTCTGGCTAGGTCCTTGATGTCGAGTGGGACGATGTTACTAGACTCCAGTTCTTCCGAACTGGAGTCTAGTAACTCGATCTTATTCGTGATGGTGCGAGCCAGACGACGCGAGCGCTTGTCCCAGACTTGCTTCTTGCCACAGTGGTAGCCTTTAAACTTGGCAATCTTGCGGACTGTCATGGGCTTCTCAAGACGGTCATTGTGCTTACCGTCATAGAGTCTCTCACGGATCAGATCAACTATGTCCTGGTCGTACATGATTATGGGGTCGCCATTGAACTCGGCCTTGACATTGTCGAAGAACTCGCTCACCACCTGCTGGCCTGGGGAATAGTTCTCCTGGATCACTTCGGTCTTGCGATTGGTCCAGGGTGCTCCGTCGCCAGGTATTACTACGTTACCTGGTATCTTACAGAACTCATCTGCCCAATTCATAATTATGCTGAGACCATCTTCAGCCAGCCATTTGTTGAACTGCACCCAATAAGAATGAGGCTTGTGCTCTTCTGTTACCTTTGGCACCAGGTAACGTCGGTCGTCGTTTTCGAGCCGCAGAGCACGCTCAGAGTTGGAGCATGCAATAACATGAAGCCAGTTCTGGGTCGTGTAGGTCGGAACAAACTTCTTATTGACCTGGATCACATCGTCTGTGATGATGGACTTCAACTTGTTGTAGGCCTTAGCCGAGTGGCCTGCATAGATCTCGTGGCAGACAGCCAACCGCTTATGACCCATCCAGTCTGTGAAGTCTGAGTCAACGATCGTTGACTCAGACGGCTCCGAAACATTGTGACGGCCAAGTATCGGTGAGAGCACCTTGGAACCTAAAGTGCTTTTCCCGACACCTTGAGTGGATGAAATGAGCAACAAAGCATAGGCCATCTTAACATCAGGCCGAGCAATGAGAGTCGCGACCCAACGCATGACTTCGTGGCAATCCTCTTTGTCAGGAATCAAGTGATGCATGAAGTCGAGCCAGGGCTTAATGTCGCCTTTCTTGGGAACTACAAATCCCGGCACATGGGTGTTGATAGAGATCATCTGGCCTGTATTGTAGATTCCAGGAGGAGATGAAGGGTCGTAGATCAAAGAGTGTGACTTGCCGATTGCAGTACGCTTGAGGATCTTGCCTGTGTCATCAACATCAGAGAAAGGTCGCACCCAAGAGTTGAATGCCTGGTTTGAAAGCAGGAGGTTAGGCCTGTCAGCATGAACGAATAGATCAAGCTCAAGAATGCAGAACCATTCTTTCACGAACTGTTCTGTGCAACGGTACTTGGATGGCTTTGAATCTGGGATCTTTTCTGTGGCCCAGGTCGCTGGCTGCATCTTCCAACTCAATTTGCGTTCGGAACGATTGTCAAAGGTCGTCGGCATAGGGTCTGCGAGGTCCCAGCCGGTCGGATAATTGTCGTAGAAGAAGATGTACTTCAGAGGATCACGGTATCGCCTTGAGAAGCAATCAATAACACGTTTACCTGGGAAATCATTGTCACACACATATACCACGAGTTCAGGCTGGGCTGCGCGCAACTCGCCCATGTCACAGATCTGTTGACCGATGATGGCACCGCCGATCATACCCCAATGCTCGTATTGTTCTAGTTCTTCGCGCCAAGGATGGTCTGGAGCGAGTTCGTGAATGCGGTTGCAGAAATCTGCTGCCTTGGCACCTTCGTGCACCATGATCTTGGTCTTATTTGTGGAGTAGCGCGGTTTGAAAAATGGCAGCAGTTCGCGGTCGGGTTGCATAGTGCGCCAAACACCATCCGACCAGAACGTGTGCGGAATGTAGGCTTTGCGACCATCCTTCATGATCCTGCGTTCTTGGATCATGATCAGTTGGTCTGTTGCGCGGTCCCAAAACTGATAGGTCTGCGAAGCTGGGTCTATGTTTAACAGACCCAGCGTTTGCGGGCCTACCTTGACATGCTTTGGGAAGCTTTTGACAAGAGTCTTGAGCTCCTCCTCAATAGCCAGCAGTTCGTCCAGCGTAGGGGAGAAGCTCTCGGGATATTCCAAAGTGCCATCTGCCTTGACACGGATGGTTAGTTGACGGGATGGATAGCCAGACGCTGGGTCGGTCGCACGCACAGACCAACGGCGGAAGTTGTCCTGTTCCGCGCCAATCTTACGCAACCATGTTTCGAAGGCTGTCATTGGCAATCTCGCTTGCCTGTGGTGGGATCGATAGCGCAGGATGCTGCAGTGTCTTCACTTGGCGACTCTGCATCTGTCCGTATGCCAAATCTTTTGCCGTCTTTATTAAAAGTCGAAAGGCCCTTGCCTTCGTACGCCCACACACGGAAGTAGAGTTGCTTGAAGTCCTCCCAAGGCATGGTGGCGTCCATATTCACTGTCTTGGACACAGCCGAGTCGACGTACTTTGAGGCGACTTCGTGAATGGCTAGGTGGTCGTCAGCTGTCAGGTCTGCAGCCTTTTCTCCTTTGCCCCAGCCTTGGGCATAGGCATAATCTAGCAGATTGTATTCTGCTAGATCAGTGCCGATGTACATCTTTCGTCGTTCCTCGTGGGCGAACACAGGTTCAATGCCGGAGGAGACGTTGTCTGCACACAACGAGATGGTGCCGGTAGGAGCAATGGACAGAAGGTGCGAGTTGCGGATACCGTGCTGAGCGATCAGGTCGCGGACCTCGTGTGGCAGTGTCTGGATGAATTTGCCGGCGAGGTATTCGTCGCGCTTGAAGAGCTTGAAGGGCTTCTTTTCCTGGGCCAGCAAGGCTGAGGCTCGGTAGGCTTCGTCGCGGAGAGTTTGTAGGATCGCTGAAACGATATCTACAGACTCTTTGGATCCATAAGCGATCTTGAGAGCAGTGAATACGTTGGCTAGGCCTGTTACGCCCAGACCCATACGACGCTTGTTGGTGGCTTCAGTTTCCTGTTCTGGCAACGGGTAAAGGGTGCGGTCGACCACATTGTCCATGGCCCTCACTACATGTGGGATGTCGGCAGCGAGTTGGGTGTAGTCAAATATGCGTTGGTCGCCATTGTCCTTAATGTAGCGCACCAGGTTGAACGAACCCAGCAGGCATGCGCCATAGGGCGGTAAAGGTTGCTCACCGCAATTGTGGACCAACACGCCATCGTTGTCGCCTGTGGCGATGAAGAAGCGGTGCGTCTCGTCGACTGTACCACAGTAGACGTCTTCTGTTATGGTGAGTTGACGGACAGAGGCCACCTTATGGTTGGCTGCCTTGATGCGCTTTTGGGCTGTGTACTTGCAACAGTTGTGCTTATTTGCTATGGCTGCATAAGACAGGCCTGCCTCGCGGTCCTGGATCATAGCTTGAGTGTCAAGGTCTTCACACCACTTGGGATTGGTGGATGCGAAGAGCTGCCGGCCGAGGAAGTGGTTGCGATCAGGGAACCGCCGCATTGGATTTCTGTCGCCGCGCATTTGCATGGAGTTGTGCTCGCTGGCAGGGATCAGCTCCAGGTTCTCAGGCCGATTGTCGTGCTTGATGCCATTGATATGGTGTGCATGGATGTGGCGAGGAACGTTTGAGTCAAATGGTACATGATGCTCAAGAGGATTCACAGACCCATTTACCAGACGGATGTAGCCCTTCTGATTTGCCTTCACACGATAGACTGAGGCCAACGAATGGTTGGGCTGCAAGTGCTGAGCCTGGATCTCTTCCCCTGACTTGAGGTAGAAGATATGCTGGGGGGTGCAACGTATGATCTGGCCAGATGTCAAGGTGACTTCGACTATTTTGGCATCGCGCTGGGTGCGGCGAATATTACGCATAGTGCGATAGGCCAGACGACCATCTGGCAACTGCGTCAGGACCTGGGCTGAAGATCCTGCGAGCTCGTTGAAGGTCTTGTGGCCATGTGATGTCCAGACCTTTGTGTCGCCTGTGAAGCATGGATTAGTAGCAGCGATGGACTCGCAGTAGTAGAGGTTGTTCAGGTTATTGATGGTGTCGATGAATAGGATGCCAGGCTCTGCCCAGTCCCACGTTGAGCGCATGATCTGCTCAAAGAGGTCCACAGGATTGACCGAGCCGTAGACCTCGCCATCAAACCGCAGGTCAAAGGATCTCTTGTTTTGGGCGACAGCTTGCATGAACTCGTCTGTCATGCCCACAGAGATGTTGAAGCCCTCCAGGGCACCGGGACGCTGCTTGGCATGCAGGAACTCGACGATGTCCGGGTGGTCTACGCGTAGCACCCCCATCTGGGCTCCTCGACGGTGGCCGGATGAGGAGATTGCTAGACCAGTCGCGTCGAAGATGTTCATGAAGCTGATCGGTCCGGTCGCGGTAGACTGCAACTTCCTGATCAACGAGCCTCTCGGGCGCAGCGTTGAAAAGTCGTAGCCTATGCCACCGCCTAGGCGCATTGTCTTGGCAGCCTGGGCAGCACGGGCCATGATCGAGGCTTCGCCCTCCGTCATGGAATCAGCAATGGTGCCGGAGACGAAGCAGTTGTAGGCAGTGACCTGACGCGGTGCGCCAATGGCAGATTGAATGCGTCCACCGGGCAGGAACCGCATGTCCTTCAGAATGGCGCGGAATGCGTGGTAGTGGTCGTCGGAGTCGCGCAACCCAGAGGCTACGCGGTTGCAAGCCTCTCGGAAGGATTCATTGGGCTGACGGTACTTGAAGGCGTGGAGGCGTTCGGACAGCTCAGTTTTGATCATTTGATAATGTGCTCTGGGTTGAGGTTGAGGGACTTAAGTTTGTCGTTGAGGGTTGGGTGGATAAAAAGAGTGTCGGTTGCTGGGTCGTGCCAGGCTCCAGGGATGGTGCGGACGTGCTGGGCGTAGCCTCGGTTAGATCGGCGGCGAGCTCTGGCAGGCGAGCGGCACAGCGACCAGTCGCATGTGGTGGCTAGGGGTGTTTCGACGATCCTCATTTGCGCGGCTCGATCGGTAGGGCGATCAGGGAGCCGTCTTTGAGGCGTCCGAATAGGTGGGTGTCGGAGGCCGACACAGCGGCACAGGACAGGAACTTGCGGAACAGCTGGGGTAGCTGGAGGCGTATGATGGGTATGCCGGCGACGTGCTCCGGCTTGGGTTGCTCGTCCTCGGTCGGCATGTCGAGCTCCTGCAATGGGGGTGGACGACGAGGATCGCTCGGTTCTGGGGGCGTGAAAACTGTTTTTTTGAAACACATCACTTTGTCGTTTTTGATCGTTTGGCTGTTTGGGGAAACGTGCTGTAAAATGAAAATGAAAGGAATCTTCGTTGAGAGCGACATGAGAATTTTGAGCTTGACGAAAGTGAAAGGAGAAGGACGTGTACATCTGGAGGTACACGTTAGACTCTTTTAGATTCTTATGAACGATGCCAGTTTAGCAGGGTAACGCCCAAAAATGAAAGTTGATGAAGATTTTCATTTCGAGGGTCGTTTTATGGAAGTCCTTGATATATATGGAGGTGGGTAATTTTGACTTTGCTTCAACCCCCCCTGTTTCTACCCTTTATACATTTCGTTTTTTGTTTTTCTCTTTTCTTGCGAAAGAATAGAATAGGAAGTATACAAATTATTAAGAAAAGAGAAATAGGAATAAGAGAATTTAGGGGGGAGGGAAAATAGGGGGGTAAAAGCAAAGTCAAAAATTGGGGTCGTTTCTGTGGGCTCGGTGGAGTTGCCGAAAAACAGTTTTCTTGGCTGTGGAGTTCAGGCATACTCTCGGCTATGGACTACTGGTCGGTGGTGGTCACTCGTCCGCGTGCTGAGAGGCTGGCGACGGAGAACCTCCATCGTCAGGGCTATGAGTATTACCTACCGCTGGTCGCTAACCTGAGAGTGAGGCGTGGCCAGAGGACCAACGAACAGATACCGATGTTTCCGAGGTATCTGTTCGTCAGGATCGACAGACGAGGATGGTGGCCAGTCAAGAGCACACGTGGTGTCAGTTCCATCTTATGTGTCAACTCGGAACCGCAACGTGTCTCTGATCAAGTCATCCTCGAGTTGAAGAAGAATGAAGTGGCTCTGCCTAATGTGGTCAGCTTCTGGCGCAAGGGCGAGCCGGTCAGAATAGTCAGCGGCGCATTCGCCGGCATGTTGGGCGTTTATGATTGCTCAACAGCAGCTGATCGAGAAAGGGTCCTGTTGGACTTGCTCGGTCGGCAGACATTGGTGGAGGTGCCCACAACAGCGGTGGAATCCGTTCCACCCTAGCGTCGGTAGATTGCCAAGTGTCCAAAGAACCCAAGAAGAATGGCAGACCGACACTCTATGATCCTGATATGCTGTTGGCACAGGACATGGAGGAGACCTACACCCCTAAGATGATACCGCTGGTCGCCCGCATGGCTGCGATCGGCTGCACCGACGACGAGATAGCGGAATGGTTCGGCATTGGCGTCAAGACCTTCCGCAAGTGGGTGATGATCCACCCAGAGCTTTCTGCCGCTCTAAAACCTGGCAAGGACATAGCTGATGATTTCGTTGAGAGATCATTGTTCATGCAGGCGGTTGGCTACACGATTGATGAAGAAAAACTGTTCGTAGTTGACAAAGTCGTCGAGCGGCATCAAGTCAAAACCTACATCAAGCCCTCCACCACTGCTCAGATCTTCTGGCTCAAGAACCGCAGATCTGATGCCTGGAAAGACGTTCAGAAGCACGAGCACGGTGCAGCTGGTGAGTTCGACAATCTGAGCGACGAACAGATCGCCAACCGCCTAGCCAACCTCATCGGCCAGCAGCAACCCGACGACAGCCCCAAGCCTCAGCCTAAGCGCAAACGTGGGGAGACACTGAATTGATATGCAGGTACAAACCCAAGCGCATTCGTAAGCGTAAGCCTGAGCCAAAGATCACCAAGCTCCCAGAAGAACTCATTAGCTCAGTGAACTATGCCCACTTTTATTACGCTTGCGCAGGTGCCCTGGTAGGATTCGGAGCCAGCACTGCAGTTTATGTCATCGTCAACCGCACTGTGACCACGAGCTGGATCATGCTGGTCCTGGTCGCCTTGCTCTGCTCGATTGTATTCTCCAACCTAGGTCGCCTGTTCGGAGACAAGGTTAAGTGAAGCAACTCACCCCTCAAGAGCGCAAGGAAATATCGGCCCTTTACACAGAGCTGGAGGACCGCAAGGCTCGTCGCCGGCACCAGAGCAAGGGAGGCCTGTTCGAGTTCGTTAAGGATTACTGGAGCATCCTGGAGCCAGAGACTCCATTGATAGATGGCTGGGCTCTGCGAGCTGTGTGTCAGCACCTTGAGGCTGTGACGGCAGGCGAGATCACCAGATTGTTGATCAACGTTCCACCTGGCTTCATGAAGTCGCTGCTGGTCGATGTATTCTGGCCAGCATGGGAATGGGGACCGATGGAGCTTCCCCATCTCAGGTACGTAGCATTCTCCTACTCGGCCGGTCTGACCGAGCGTGACAATGGCAAGTTCCGTGACCTGATCTGCTCGCCGATGTATCGCCGGCAATATGGACGAGTTTTCCAGACACGCAAGATCGGCGAAGTCAAGGTCACCAATAACAAGACAGGTTCCAAGCTCGCGACCTCGGTCGGTGGCATCGGTACGGGCGAACGTGGTGATCGCGTCATCCTCGACGATCCCCATAATGTTAAGGAAGGCGAGTCTGATGTCGTGCGCACCGAGACTGTGCGGTGGTTCCGTGAAGCTCTGTCCAACCGTCTCAACAACATGGAGAAGTCTGCCATCGTCGTGATCATGCAGCGTGTGCATGAGGCAGATGTCTCTGGTTGCATTCTTGAGCTCGAGCTGCCCTACGTGCACTTGATGATCCCGATGGAGTATGATCCTGGTCGCGAATGCTCAACGCCAATTGGGTGGTGTGATCCGCGAATTGATGCTGGTGAGCTGGCCTGGGAGGAGCGCTTCCCCTACGAACAGGTTGAGGATCTCAAGAACACACTCGGCCCTTACGCCTATGCCGGCCAGTATCAGCAGAGTCCTGAGCCCAGAGGTGGCGGCATCATCAAACGTGAGTGGTGGCAGCTCTGGGAGAGTCCAGACAACTCCTTCCCACAGATGGAGTTCATTCTGGTCTCGGTCGACTCGGCCTACACCGAGCGTGAGCAGAATGACCCGACTGGCTGCACTGTCTGGGGATTGTACCGCGTCAATGGCCAACCAAGGATCATGCTCATGCATGCCTGGCGCAAGTGGCTGCGGATGAATGGCAAGTATGAACCGCGCTTGCCCAATGAGACCACACCCCAGTTCGTCCGCCGAACTCAAGGTGAATGGGGACTGGTTGAGTGGGTCGCCCACACTGCATCTCGTTACCGTGCTGACAAGGTGATCGTCGAAGCCAAGGCATCCGGTCTCACCGCAGTTCAGGAACTGGAGCGCTTATATGGCACCGAGGTCTGGGGCACAGAAGCAGTTTCCGTTGTTGGTGACAAGGTGGCGCGCTGCCACCAAGTCAGCCCTATCTGGTCGCAGCTCATGGTGGCAGCTCCCGACAAAGACTGGTCCGACATGGTCATTGATGAGATGGCACAGTTCCCCAAGGGTCGCTACAAGGACCTGACTGACTCGGCCACCCAGGCCATCAAGTGGATGCGTGATGCTGGGCTGATCGTCCACCGTCATGAGATCGCCGCCGACGAACGTGAGATGTTGCGCTACAAGAGCTTCAAACCCAAAGCTCTGTACCCATGCTGACAGGAGCTGGATCATGATCAACTACGTCGAACCTCAGTCTCAACTCCAGAAGACTGACGCAGAATGCGCCGCGACCGCCGTTGCTCCTCGAATATCTTTGTCTGACATAGAGGCGAACATCGCGGCGCAGATTTACCTGACTGGCTTCGATGCTGCCAAGGCAGCTGTCCGCAAGTCAATGCTCGGGACTGAAGTTGACTACGACCACGCTGCTCGTCGAGCTGTCGGTACTGCCATTGATCACCTGACGATTTGCATCCTCATCCTCAAGAATGGCTACTCGATCATCGGCAAATCCGCACCCGCTGCTCCTGAGAATTTTGATGCCAACCTCGGTCGCAAGCTGGCCTACGAAGACGCAGTGCGACAGGTCTGGCCGCTGATGGGTTATGAACTCAGGAGCAAGCTCCAGTCATGAAGGTCCTGGCCGTCATCATCTTCGCCCTAGTCGTTGCTGCATGTGTGCGAGTGTCGCTGCAGCCACCCAAGCCTGAATGGGCAGACTGGTGCATCAAGAATGGCGGCAAACTCGAGCATATGTATGGCCCGATATGGATCTGCGATCTGAACCCTGAGAAGGATGAAGATGGCAAAGCCTGACGCACTCTGGAACCTCGGATCGGCTCCCAAGCCGATCGAGAACCTGCCTTTTGCCAATGACGACTTTGAGGTCATCATTGAAGGCGACGACGAGGCAGCAGAAGATGGCGTTATCGTCAATGAGGACGGCTCTGTCGTCATCAACTTAAACGCAGATGCGTCTGTGTTGGATGATGAAGAAGACACGTCTGTCGACCCAGAGACGTTTAACGAGAACCTCGCACTCAAGTTGAGCGACCAGGAGCTCGGCACCATTGCCGAGGAGTTGCTTGACGGCATCGAATCAGACATCACCAGTCGAGCTGAGTGGCTCGCCACCCGTGCCAGAGGGTTGGACCTGTTGGGCGTCAAGCTGGAAGAGGCAAAAGGATCGGTCGGCAACACGTCGGCTCCCGTTGAAGGCATGTCTAGCGTCCGCCACCCGCTGCTGCTGAAGGCAGTGCTCATGGCCTGGTCCAATGCCCGTGCTGAGTTGTTGCCGGCTGCTGGACCTGTTAAAGTTGTTGACGAGGGCAACCGTTCTCCGGCTGGCGATCAGTTGGCTGAGACACTGGAAAAAGACTTCAACTTCTACCTCACCAAGCGCGCTCGTGAGTACTACCCTGACACTGACCGCATGTTGCTGTTGACCTGCTTTGGCGGTTCTGGGTTCAAGAAGATCTATTCCGACCCTATGCGTCGCCGGCCAGTGAGCGAGTCCATTGACGCTGAGGACTTGATCGTCAACAACTCAGCCACCGACATCGACAATGCTGGCCGTGTCACCCATAGATCGAGGATGCGCAAGTCTGTCATGAAGCGCATGCAGATCTTGGGCGCTTATCGCAACATCACTTTGACTGAGCCGACACCTCAACCGGATCAGCTGCGTGAGAAAGAAGGTGCAATCGAAGGCGTCCAGGTCGTCAACAATCGGCCTGAGGACAACGAGCATACCATTTACGAAACTTACGCTGAGATCGACATTCCCAGGTTCGCTCCTCAGCAGTTCAAGAGTAAAGGACTCCCACTCCCGTACCGTGTGACGATCGACAAGGACTCACGTCAGATCCTCGAGATCCGCAGGAACTGGAATTACGATGACCCAGACTGCATGCCTAAAACGACTTTCGTCCACTATACTTACATACGTGGTTTCGGCTTTTATGGCTGGGGCCTTTTACACCTTCTTGGCAATTCTACTTCTGCGCTCACTGCAGCTTGGCGTGAAGCACTGGATGCAGGCATGTTCGCGAATTTTCCAGGCTTCCTCATTGCTAAGATCGCTGCACGCCAACAGACAAACGAAATCCGAGTCCCAGCCGGATCTGGCCAGGTCATCGACACCCAAGGAAAGCCCATCGGCGACGTCGTCAAGGAGCTCCCATACCGAGATGTGACAGCAGGCCTGCTGGGCATGATCGACAAGGTTGAGAAGGGCTCTGAGCAGATCGCCTCGACTGTTGAGCTGAAGGTGGGCGAAGGTCGCCAGGACGTGCCAGTCGGCACCATGATCGCTCAGGTTGAGCAGGCCACCAAGATTGAGTCGGCCATCCACAAGAACTTCCATCAAGCCCAGAGCGAGGAGTTTGAGCTCCTGGCCGAGCTGTTCCGTGAAGATCCTGAGAGCTTCTGGCGTGGTAAGCGTCGTAAGCCCAGCCAGTGGTCTCGGGATCAGTTCATCGCGGCACTTGATACGTATGGCATCACCCCTGTTTCTGATTCTAACGTACCGAGCCACATTCACCGCGTCATGAAGGCTATGGCACTGAAGCAACTCCAAGCAGCATCGCCGCAGATGTATGATCCTAAGGCTGTTGACACCCAGATCCTGAAGGTGATCGGTTACGACAACCCTGATTCCCTGTTCGCACCGCCAGTTTCCCCTGCACCGCCACCACCAGATCCTCAGTTGATGGTCGCTGAGATAATGAAGCAGATCGAACAGATGAAGCAGGAGAACAATCGTGCCATCAAGGAGCTTGACGCACAGACCAAGCTGATCCTCGAGAAGATGCGAGCAGAAGAAAAGGCAAAGGACCGTGAACTCAAGCGTGAGGGCATGGTGGCTGATATTGCGGTCAAGCTGGCCGAACATCCCGACTCCGAAGAGGTAGTCGACAGAACATTCACAAAGGACATCCCCTGATGAGCTACAAATCTGAAGCCAAATCGTCCGCCTCTGCCAAACTACATCGCATGTGCGGCGGCATCGCTCACCGCGCAACGGGTGGCAAGGTCATGGCCGACCCAGCCAAGCGCACTGCCTCTAAGGTCGAGGAGACCAAGGCTGAAGGTGGCAAGGCCAAGACCAACCTGGCCAAGAAGTCTCGTGGCCAATCTGACATCGCAATGGACAAGGCTCTCGTCCACAAACACGAGAAGGCCAAGCACCCTGGCGAGCCGTTGACGCCTCTCAAGAAAGGTGGCGTAGCACACCGCGCCACTGGCGGTGCCGTTAAGAAGCCTGCGACCAACATCAATATTGTGATCGCACCCAAGGACGAGGTCAAGCCTCCGGCTCCTAAGATGGACATGGCCAGCTTGCCTCCTCCGATGCCTCCTCCGGTCCCCGCTGGTCCGGCTGGCGGACCGACTGTTCCTCCCGGTCCTGCTCAGTCTTTGGGCCTGACTCCTCCGATGCCCGGCATGCGGGCCAGCGGTGGACGTGTCAAAGCAGCATCCATCAAGGCCGGCACTAAAGTTTCGCACACTCCAGGCAAGAATGACCTGAAGGACATCCGGAACTATGCCCCGATCACGAAGGCCGCAGGCGGTAAAGTCTACCCCAAGATGGAAGCTGGCGCAGGCTCGGGTGAAGGCCGGTTGGAGAAGATCAAGAAATACTGAGATGAATAGTTTTGACACTGCACTGGCACGTAAGCTCCATGCCTTTATTGCACAGCAGCGCAAGGCAACGGAAGACATCGTGCTGTTAGGTGTCTGCAACGATTTCACCGAGTACCAATTCAGGATCGGTAAGCTCAAGATGCTGAACGAGATTGAAACGGAACTCGGTGAAATAGAGGCGGAGCTGAAAAGAGGATGACTGATGTGCAGATCATACTCATCGCTTGCACCATACTCGGTCATGATTCGTGCAAGACAGTTGATCTGATGGTCGATCCGTCACTGCCAGCTACACCTTACCACAGTTCGCTGGTCTTGTTGAAGCAGAAAAGTGGATACGCGCCCACCCAGGCTACTATCCCAAGCGCTGGACCTGTCAGCGTGTAACCAAGGAGACATGAAATGTCTAACAGATTGAAGATGAGCCATGCAGTTGATCCCAAGCAGGAAATGCTTGACAATATCGGCGACATCTCTAAGGTCGAGGTGTTCCACAACCAGACTCTGGTGATGGTGTACATCCGTCCTGACAAGACTGCTTCAGGATTGTACCTCGCTGACAAAACTCGCGACGAGGACAGGTTTCAGGGCAAGACAGGCTTGGTGCTGAAGAAAGGTCCGTTGGCCTTTGTCGACGACGAGACCAACAAGTTCCATGGTCAGGACGTCAACGTAGGTGACTGGGTATTCTATCGCGTCAGCGATGGCTTCCCTATCACGATCAACGGTCAACTGTGTCGGCTGTTGGAAGAAGTTCACATAAAAGGTCGTATCAATGAACCTGATACGGTCTACTAGCCTTCGGCAGCTTGCGGAGTTCCCTGTCTCCTTCGCCCAGGCTGTGGGTTCACCGTCCCCGGCAACGGTGCGAGGAAATGCCGGGACTTTTCTAAACCCAGGAGTCACGAGACATGATTAACCCAGACGAAGAAGACATCATCGTAGAGATCACTCCTGAGGAAGAGCTTGCAGAAGGCCAAGCTCATGCCTCAGAAGAGGTCAAAGCTCCCGACATTATCAAGCAGACTGCTGAAGAGTACGAACGCAACCTCGAAGCAGAACGCGCTGCCAAAAAAGAAGCTGAAGAACGCGCTCTTAAGGCAGAGCGTGAGGCATCTCAGGCCACTCAGCGCGCTCGTTTGTCAGAAAGCGAGACCATAGATGCTGCTATTAGTATTGTCGAAAAGGACAAAGCAGAAGCCAAGAGGCTACTTAAGGAGGCAATGGAGAAAGGTGATTTTGACGGAGTTGTGACAGCCAACGAGAAGTTGTCTGAAGCAACGGTCAACATTACCAAGCTCAAGGAGGCCAAAGTTGCGGTTGAGAGAGCCCCGACCCGTGAAGCGCCCACCGATCCTGTCGAAGGATACATTTCCCGTTTCACACCACGCTCTCAAGCTTATCTTCGCCAGAATAAAGATTATGTCACAGACCCTGCGAAGAACAAGCTCCTAGTCTCTGCTCACTATGCAGCTGAAGCTCACGGCCTGGTCCCGGACACGGATGCTTATTTCCAGTTCCTTGATGCCCAGCTCAAGCCGCAGGCCAAAACTCAGGAGACTCCTAAGCGCATGCCAGCAGCTCCAGTCTCCAGAGGCAACGACATCAGCTCAGGAGGATCCGGTGGAGAACGGATCGTTAAGCTGACACCAGGTCAGGCGAGAGCTGCCACTGATGGCACTATCGTCTGGAATCATGGCCCCAATAAAGGCAAACCGATCGGCGTTAAGGAGTACGCACGTCGGCTTGAGGCCATGGGCAAAGACTACTCCGAAATGGAAGGTTGAGAATGTTAGACAAACGCAACATCTTCAACCGACTCTCTGCAACCGAAGAAAGGATGACAGCAGTGGAAGAAGTCGTCAAGAAGTTCATCGAAGAAGTCGAACAATACAAGGGTCTTGTTGCCAAGGTGGCTGAAGAGTTTCAGTCGCTGAAGGCCAAGCTCGGTACGGCAGTCGACGAAGAGTCGTGGAAGGCTGTTTCGGCAGTCGTGGCTGAACTGGACGCCACCAACACCAAGCTCGAAGAGCTGGTGACGGTCAAGGCTCCGGTGATCGAAGATCCTGCTCCGGCACCTGTTGAAGAGCCGGCACCTGCTCCGGTCGAGGAATCTAAGTTCTAAGGAACCAATACAATGGCCAAAAAACCCAGACTAGACAAAGAGCCAATTCGCGAGACCATCCGGGAACCTGTCCGGGCCAGGGGCAAGAAGGAGGTGGTCGGTCGCGATGGCAAAGTTTTGAGCCGCAAGCGCGGTGGCAATGTTGATAAGTTCTATATCCCTCCACACATCATCCCTGATGGATGGTCGTATGAATGGAAGTCTGAATTTATCGCAGGCCAAGAGAACACATCCCACATGATGGGGTGCTACGAAAATGGATGGACTCCTGTGAACGCAGAAGCCCATCCTGGCATGTTCATGCCTAACGACTACAAAGGTCCCATTCGCCGGGAAGGAATGATCCTGTGCGAACGACCGATTGAGCTGACCAACGAAGCTCGTGCAGAAGAACAAGAAGCTGCTCGTGCTTTGACGCAGGCTCAAAAAGAACAGCTCGGGCTGGCTATGCCTTCTGGGTTCACGAACGAACACAGAGCAGTCCAGCCACGCGTCAATCAAGCTTACGAGCCGGCAGACATCTCCCGGCCTAAGCTCCAGATCGAGGACTGAACGGTCCTCGTTACCTAACAGCACCGAGCCGGTGCTGTCCGCCTGCTCCTCTTGACAACACGCGTTATCAGAGAGCATTTCTGAAACCACACAAAGGATCGTCATCATGGCGAATACTTTTGCACCATTTGGCTTGCGCCACATGGGTGGTATTCCGGGAACTGCTCCCAATGCAGAGAACGCGGAATATCAGATTGCCTACAACGACACAAACAAGATCTACTTCGGCGACCCTGTAAAGTTCCTCGCAAGTGGTTACGTCGCAGCCTGGACGGCTGGCACTGGCGTGTCGCAGCTTGCTGGCACTTTCGTGGGTTGTAAGTACCTTTCGGTCTCCCGCAAGGAAGTCGTCTGGTCTCCTTACTGGCCGGGTGCTGATGCGACCTCTGGAACTGTGTACGCTTATGTCGTGCCGGTCTCGGTTGGCTCGCCTCAGAAGTTCCTTGTTCAGACGGCTGACTCCAACACCACTGCGGTGGCTGTTACGCAGGCTGCTCTGTTCATCAACGCAGACGTGGCAATGGGTACTGGTTCGACGACTACGGGCATCTCGGGTGCTTACCTGGATATCAATACGTTCGCCGGCACCGCTACACTGCCATTCCGTATTGTCGGCCTCTACCAAGGTGTCGGCAATGGCTCGGATGCTACGACCGCCTACAACTGGGTCGTCGTCCAGGCCAACATCACCCAGACTACTGGCCTGACAACGTAAGGGAGGACCTGACAGATGGCAGTATCACTTAGCCAGATCAAGTCTGAACTTCGTCCAGGCTTGTTCGATGTTCGTGGCTCGTACGACATGATCCCGCGTCAGTGGGACAAGGTCTTCACCACGCACAACTCCAATATGGCCATTGAGCGCTCGACTCAGATGCGCTTCACTGGTCTGCCACAGCTGAAGAACGAAGGCGGAGCCACTGCCTTCGACAACAACGCAGGCGAACGTTTCGTCTGGAACTTTGAACACCAGGAAGTCGCGCTGGGTTACGCAATCACGCGTAAGGCCATCGACGACAACTTGTACAAAGCCCAGTTCAATCCCACCAACCTTAAGCTGCAGGAAGCATTCGCGCAGTTCAAGGAAATCCAGGGAGCGAACATCCTCAACACTGCCACGACCTACAATGCCAACTTCGGCGGTGACGGTGTCGCGCTCTGCTCGACGAGCCATCCGTACGACGGCGGCACGTGGGCGAATACGTTCTCGACTCAGCTGGACTTGAACGAAAGTTCTCTGCTCCAGGCCATGATCAACGTTCGTACCGGGTTCGTGAACGAAGCCGGTCTGAAGATCCTGGCACGTGGTCGCCGACTGATTGTGCCTCCGGCTCTCGAGCCGCAGGCGATCCGTCTGACCAAGACTGAGTTGCGTCCGGGCACTGCGAACAACGATGTCAACGCAATCCTGACGACCGGTGGCGGTCTTCCGGAAGGCTGCATCGTGCTCGACTTCCTGACGTCGAACTACGCATGGTTCCTCTCGACGAATATTGACGGTATGATTCATATGAATCGTATTGCGTACGAGATGGACATGCAGGTCGACTTCATCACGGACAACCTGTTGGTCAAGGGCTACGAACGTTACAGCTTTGGCTATAACGATCCGCGCGCGATCTACGGTTCGTTCCCGACGAGCTAATGATCAGCCAGAGGGGCTAACAACCCCTCTGGTAAACTTACCAACATAGGAACCTGCTGATGGCTACGACAAATCTGCCAAGTGGCGTGACCAATGTCGAGGGCACAACTGCTCTTGGCACCTATGTCGCGCCAGATCCGACGTCATGCCACACTTGGTTTGACGACTTTGATGACTACTCGGCCTCCGAGTGGGTCATCTCCGAAACGGGCACAGGCACTCGAGCAGTCGGCAACTTGGATGGCGGCGTCCTCGTCGTCACCAATGCTGGCCTTGAGAATGACTGCAACTGGTTGCAGTGGTCTGGTCTGACTAATACTGCTGTCGTTGAGACGTTCAAGTTCGAAGCTGGCAAAGAGCTTTGGATGAAGGCACGTTTCAAGGTGTCCGTTGCTGCACAGAACGATGTCATGATCGGTCTGTACATCACCGACACTGATCCTATCGGAGGCGTCAGCGATGGCGTCTACTTCCGCTCGGTCGACGGTTCTGCAGTTATGAGTCTCGTTGTGGAAAAGAACTCTACTGAGACCACCGTCGCTGCAGGCACGCTGGCCAATGACACCTATGTGACTGTTGGCTTCTACTACGACGGCGGCTCCAAGATCGATGTGTTCTGGAACGACGTTCGTGTAGGCACTGCAGCAACGACTAACTTGCCTGATGACGAGGAGCTCGCTGTTTCCTTCGGTATTCAGAATGGTGAAGCTGCCGCTGGTGTGCTCAGCCTTGACTATCTGCTGATCTCTAAGAAGCGATAAGGAGTTAGAGAACCATGGGTAAGTACTACGCAGGTGGCGACTCCAACGTCGCAAAAGAAGCTGCAATGAAGAAGAAGGGTGGCAAGGTCATGAAGGCTGAGGGCAAGGGCGGAATGGCCCACCTCGGCAAGCCCTGCCGCGCTTCTGGTGGCCGAGTCGGCGCTGACAAGTCGCCGCTCTCGTCTGCTCATTCGGTCGCTAAGGCTAACAAGTCCGGGTGACCTGCCTTCGCTCCTCCATATGATATCATCATATGGAGGAGCGAAATTCACCTCTTATCTCTTGGAGTTCTAACACATGCTGCCTATCTCAGTGACAGTCCAGCTTGATGCCGCTGATGATAACGGCATCTGTGAATCTCAGACCCCAGCTGGAGCTGGAGACCTCGATCTCGATGGTATTCTTGTTTCTGATGGCGTAGCCATTCTTGCAGATCCAGGCTCTGCTCGGCAAATTCTTGTGACGACTGCGGACGATGAGTCTGGGACCACGTACGTAATCTACGGAACCGATGCCAATGGCAACGAGATCTCTGAGCAGATGATCGGCCCTGACACCACGACTGACACGACCACTCAGTTCTTCCGCACTGTGACGCGCATCTCTACGAGTGGCTCTGCTGCTGGCGCGATTATCATCGGAACCAATGGTGTTGGAGGCTCGCGCATCGTCGCTCTTGATCAGTGGGCTGGTCCAACCTCGCTTCAGGTTGATGTTCTTGGCACTGCCAACTTCACTGTCCAGTCGACCAACAATAATCCTAATGAAGTAGACCCAGAACTTATCACTTGGGTTAATTTCCCTTCAGCTGCGCTGGCTGCAGCTTCTGCTTCGGCACAGGGCAGCTATTCGCCTTCGCCCGGTTACCTGCGTCTGGTCATCAACTCTGGCACAGGCACAGTGACCATGAACGTCAGACAGAGCTTGTACTGATATGGCATCCTCAGACACATACAACTTCAACCCTGCAATTGGTTCGACTACGCTGGTCGCGTTCTCACGCATCGGTGTGAGACCGACTGCCATTGTGCCTGAGCAGCTGAATACAGCTTACATAGAGTCTAACCTGCTGTTGGCTGAATGGGCCAACAAAGGTGTGAACCTATGGAAGTCTGAAACGCAAGAGATCTCTCTGGTCGAGGGCACAGATACTTACGAACTGCCAGCTCGGACAGTTTCGATCCTGGTTGCCTACATCCGCACCAATGCAGATCAGAGCACTCAGACAGACCGACTGATCAACCCGATCTCAACCTTTGAATACGGTGCGTTGCCGAACAAGACTAACCAGGCATTTCCAACTGTGTACTGGTACAATCGTCAGATCACTCCTGTGCTCAAACTCTGGCCTGTGCCGGATGGCAATGGTCCCTATGAGCTGATCCTGCAGACGATGGTCCAGGTCCAGGACGCCAACATCGCATCTGGCGAGACGCCGGACATTCCCTACCGCTGGTACGATGCGTTCTGCGCAGGCTTGGCCTATCGTTTGTCCAAGCACTATGCACATCATTTAGAGGCTGCACGCAAACAGGACTACATTGAGGCTTGGGAAACAGCTGCAACCGAAGACACAGAAGATGTGCCAGTGTACATCTACCCTGCTCTTGGTCAATATTACAGGTGATGAATGGCTTACCGCTATCACGGTCGTGCACAGGTTGACGCCAATCATCCTTCTGCATTCGCAATTTGTGACTCTTGTGGATTCTTGTACAACCACAGAGATCTCAACTGGCAGTTTGAATATGCTGGCATGCAACTGCAGAACATGCGCATGCTCAAGTGTCCTAAATGCCTTGACACCCCGCAAGTCCAGCTTCAGCCTGTTATCTTGCCGGCTGATCCGCCACCTGTTCTCAATGCTCGTCCTATGGACTACACCACAGCAGAGACAGATTGGCGTGTGACGCAGGATGGCGACATCCGTTCTACGCAGGACGAAAAACTGCGTGTCGTTCAATCTAGCGCGACTGAAGCTGAGGAAGGCTGATGGCCAACCAACCAATACCTACACTGCCAGTTGCCATCGCGCTTGCCGGCGACGAGCAGATGGAGCTCGTGCAACCTGGCGGCAGCGATGGCACGACTAAGCGCACAACTGTTCTCCAGATCGCAGAATTTGCAGGCAACTACATCGCAGTTGGTCCTAGCGGTCCTAGCGGCCCTAGCGGCCCTAGCGGAACCAAGTACAACACCACATCTGTTACGTCGGTGACTATTGGCACCGGCACTAAGAACTTCACAGTCGAAACTGGCCTAGGCTTCACTATTGCCCAGAACATATTAATTGCCTACGACGTCTCCAACACGATGGAAGGCAACATCATCAGCTATGACACGCTGACGGGGGCGCTCTCTGTCGATGTGACGGCAGTGACGGGGGCTGGAACCTATGCTGACTGGGAGATCAACCTTGCAGGAGCTGGGCCGACTGGACCTACAGGTCCCGCTGGCGCCACAGGGCCTACGGGCCCTACTGGACCCGCCGGACCGAACGGTGCCACAGGCCCAACCGGCGCGACGGGCCCGACTGGATCTGTCGGTGCCGTAGGTTCAACTGGCCCCACGGGGGCAACCGGCCCCACGGGGCCGACAGGCACAGCGGGCGCAACGGGACCAACAGGGGCCACCGGGCCAACCGGTGCCGCAACAAGCGCGATTGGCTACGCAGTAGTTGGTGGTGGCGCGGCCATTCAAACAGGAATTGCAGGAACCGGCATTCGCATCCCCTTTAACTGCACAGTGACGGCCTGGACGATCATTGCAGATCAAGTCGGATCCATCGTCATCGACATCTGGAAAGACACGCTGGCGAATTACCCGCCGACCGATCTCGACAGCATGACTGGTTCTGTGCAGCCAACCATTACCGCAGATGATCAAGCCTCAGGCGCCACACTCACAGGCTGGGACACGACGATTGATGCGGGGGATGTGCTCTACTTCAATGTAGATAGCTGCTCAACCATCCAGGAAGCTACTCTCATTCTGACGGTGACGAAGACATGAGCAAGCGCTTTGCAATTTGCGATGAGGCTGGCAAGGTCCTCAACGTCATTCTCATGGACGACACAGACTATCCGACCAACTGGTATCCAGGCTACGGCTGCTATCTGGTGGCGCTGGAGGTTGCGAAGTGGCCGGATGAGCCGATACATCCGACTAAGATGACGTTCAATCCGGTACAGGTGCAGGCGCAGGCAGGTCCAGGCGATACCATCAATTTGACGACGGGCGAGGTCACGCCTTCAACGCCCCCCACCCCGCCCCTGCCGACGAAAGATGAACTTCGTGCTCACGCGGCTGAAAAGCGCTGGCAGGTCGAGACAGGGGGGGTTCCCTGGAATGGCCATGTCGTGGCCACCGATCGAGACAGTCAATCCAAGCTCATTGCAACCATGGTGGCGATCCAGGCTGGACTGCGAGCCAATCCTTCAGGCTGGAAAATGGCCAGCGGTTCCTTTGTGTCGCTCACCAACGAGGAGATGATGACCGTCATCATGGCGGCGCATGCCCACATTGCTGGGGCATTCGATGTTGAGGAGATGGTGCTGGGTCTCATTGAGAGCGGGGCAATTACGAGGTTTGTCGAGATCGACGGTGCCTCCTGGCCATCTAATGGAGGTGGCGCATGAGCCTTGATGTTCAAGCCTACACATCAGGCTCTGGCAATTGGACCAAGCCATCCTGGGCCACGATCGTCACCGTTATCACGATTGGCGGCGGAGGCGGCGGAGGCGGTGGTGACACTGCAGCAAGTGGAACGGCAGTCTCTGGCGGAGGCGGAGGCGGAGGTGCCTGCCGCACCGAGCGCACCTACCTTGCATCGCTGCTTGGGTCAACGGAGCCATATAGTGTCGGCGCTGCAGGCACTGCTGGTGCGGCAGGCACCGGATCGGGCGGCGGCAACGGGGGTGCCGGAGGCAACTCGACGTTCGGCGGCAACGTCATGACCTCTGTTCAGACTGGGTACGGCGGCGGTGCTGGCTCTGGCGGCTCGGCTTCGACAGCATCGGGCGGCGGCGGCGGAGCGGGGCCAGGGGGGGCAGGCGGCAACGCCTCTGGCGGAACCGGTGGAACACAGTCGTTTATCGGCTCAGCCACAGGCGGAAGTGGTGTTACAGGCGGCCAAAATTCAAGCGCAGGTGGCTCAAGTGGGGGAGGTGCCTCAGCCACAGGCTCCAATGGCGGTAACGGAAACGCATCCTATCTCTCAGCAGGCTCTGGCGGCGCAGGTGGCGGCAAAACAACAGCTCCAGCCTACAACGCTGGCGGATTGTCGGGGGTTTCTGTCGGCAGCAAAGGTTCGCAGAATCCAGGCGGAACAGCCGCTGGGGTTGGGCCTTTTCCATTTATAGAACCGGCGATCCTCGGGCAATGTGGCAATGGAGGTTCTGGCGGTGGAGCCAACGCGACTGCGGCCTCTGCAGGAGCCGCAGGCCAATCTCCTGGCGGCGGCGGAGGAGGAGGAGGGTCTTCAATCACAGGCGGCGCGGCAGCAGCAGGCGGAGCAGGAGGCGGTGGCATTGTCATCGTGATTAGCCAATGACAACGATTTCTCAGGTTCAAGCCACGCGCTATACATCTGGATCAGGCACATACTCAAAGCCTGCTTGGGCGCAGTCGATCCGCGTCGTGTTGATCGGCGGAGGCGGCGGAGGCGGCGGAGGAACGAAATATGCAACTGCCACCCCCATGGCTGGATCAGGTGGCGGCGGCGGCGGTGGAGTTGTTGACTTGGTTTTGCCTGCGTCTCGGTTTGGGGCGAGCGAGAGCTATGCTGTCGGCAGTGGTGGAACTGCCGGTGCTGGGGCCACTGTCAACACCACAAATGGTGGCAATGGCACAGAAGGTGGAAACACGACACTGACAATCGACTCAGGCGCCACTACGTTGACAGCCTATGGAGGCGGAGGCGGAGGCGGTGTAAGTCAGGGGGGAGGAGGTGCCGGTTTGAGTGGGCCAGGAATCAGCTCAACAGGGTCCTTGGGATCTGCAGCAGGTCTCAATTTGGGATCATCATCAAGCCTCAACCCAGGCATATCGTCAAACAGCAATATTGCAGGCGCAGCTGCTGGCGGAGCGTCCGGCACATCTGCTGCCGCAGGAAATGAAGGCGGATCTGCCGTTTTTGGAGCAGCCGGTGGCGGTAGCGGCGGGGGCAGGAGCACAGCTCCTGCTTATTTCAACGGCGGCTCTGGTGGAGGTTCCCGAGACATTGCAGGGGGCGCAGGAGGCATTGCCGGAGGCTCTTTAAGCGGCACGAATGGGCTCGACTCATTCGGAACCGCTCCAGGCTCTGGCGGCGGCGGCGGAGCCTCTGATGGCACAGGCGCAAAAGCCGGGAACGGAGGCAACGGCGGAAACCCAGGTGGCGGCGCGGGCGGCGGCGGAACAGGATTGAACTCGGTCACAGATGGCGGAGACGGCGGAACGGGCGGACGCGGTGAAATTTGGCTTATCGCCTTCGAGGACCCAAAGGCCGCGCTGACAACTGGTTACGCGACGATCATTGGGTGACAGAGATGCGCTTCCACCTGCTCGGATTGCCACACACCCAGGTCACGCGCGAGTTCTGCTCGTGCGCCTTCACCAACAAGATCTTCTTCTTCGCAAAGATGATGCGGTCACTCGGCCATGAGGTGTTTCTCTATGCAGGAGATCAGTGCGAGACCGACGTCACAGAACGCGTCGTCTGCTTCACGGAAGAAGAGCGTCTCGTCCATTGCAATGGCGTGCACTACACAGCGGCCTCCTGGAATCCGAATGATCCGGGCTGGAAGACCTTCAACAATCGTTGCATCGAGGAGATCAAGAAGCGCAACAAGCCCCACGACTTCATTTGCATCATGGGGGGTATCGCGCAGAAACCGGTCGCAGATGCCGTGCCCTGGCTGATGAGTGTGGAGTATGGCATCGGGCACGGAGGATCATTCTCCAAATACCGCGTGTTTGAGTCATATGCGTGGCAGCACTGCGTATATGGGGCTGAAACGTATGGCCAGCCCGGAAGTGCTGATGGCCGGTGGTTTGATTGCGTGATTCCCGGCTACTTCGACATCGACGAGTTCCCTTTCTCGGCCGAGAAAGAGGACTATGTGCTCTTTGTGGGTCGCCTGACCGAGCGCAAGGGGCCGCACGTCGCAGCGGAGATCTGTAAGACTGCAGGCATTCCTCTCAAGGTCGCAGGACAAGGCGAACCGCCTAAGAATTGCGAATATGTTGGCGTTGTCAATGCTGAGGAGCGTGGCAGGCTGATGTCCAAGGCTCGTTGCCTCATCATGCCTACCCTCTACATCGAGCCATTCGGCAACGTAGCAGTCGAGGCCCAGGCTTGTGGGACGCCAGTAATCACTGTGCCATGGGGTGCAATGGTTGAAACTGTTGTTGAAGGAGTCACAGGTTTTCATTGTCATACTATGAATGAGTTCGTCACCAACATTGAGAAGTGTAAAAGTCTTGATCCAAACACAATTCGCAATCATGCTCGCAATAATTACTCCCTGCCTATCATTGCAGGAAAATACGAGAAGCACTTCGAGAGACTGCTGACGTTGTGGAAAGGCGGATGGTATGAGCTCGCTGCCTAAGAACTATGAGTTCTTAAGAAACGCCGATAACCCTCGGCTCATTCAGGAGGCTGTGAAAACCTATGGCACGCTCGAAAAAGCCGGCAAAGCGAATAACCCGACAATCCTCGCCTGGGCTCGGGAAGTCGGAGGAAAAGTCTCCTCTGCCTACACTGCCGACTCAATCCCATGGTGCGGACTCTGGATGGCCGTCATCTGCAAGCGCGCCGACTACGAACCTCCAAGAGACCCTTTGTGGGCACTCAACTGGGGAACCTTCGGACAGTTCTACAAATCAGGACCCAAACCCCATGCCCCTTCCCTTGGCGATATTCTTGTTTTCACACGCTCTGGTGGCGGGCATGTGGCTCTCTATGTTGGAGAGGATGATACCCATTACCACATCCTCGGTGGAAACCAATCCGATCAGGTAAACATTCAGCGTCGCGCCAAGAAGACTCTCTATACATGTCGGCGACCTCTATGGCGCGTCGGTCAGCCGGCAACAGTTAAGCCTATCAAGATGTCGTCTAAGGGCCTACGCATCTCAGTTAACGAAAGGTGACCTACATGTGGGATACTGTTCAACAGCTCGTACGTATCGTCATGCAGTTCCTTGGAGGCTACCTGGTCTCTAAGGGCATCCTGACGGAAGAAGTTGCAGCCCAGCTTTCTGGTGCAATTCTGTCTATGGCAGCAGTTGCCTGGTGGCTGTTCTGGGACAAGTCGAAGGTCCACATCCCTTCGACCAAAGTGTAACGAAAGGCAGCTGAGATGACGCTGACTTACAACACTTATGTCACTCAGTTGGCCAACCTTATGGTGGTGGACTCTGCTAATGCGGAGTTCACCATCTTCCTGCCTGGCTGCATTGACTATGCAGAGCAGCGTATCTATCGTGAACTTGACCTTCTCAACACATTCGAGACTGTCGCGACGACCTCGACAGCTGCTTCAACACGTGAATACACACTTCCAGACACATTTATCACAGTTGAGAACATCAATATCCTGACGCCATCTGGCTCCACAGTGTCAAATGGCAAGCGTAATCCGCTTATACCAGTGTCAATGTCAGTTCTCGACCTGCTTTGGCCCACTGCAAACACCAATACAGATGTGCCGCAACTGTTTGCGATGAAGAATAGCGAGACGATCGTGTTTGGACCATCACCTGACTCGGTTTATCTGGTCGAAGTTCGCGGTGTCGTGCGTCCTACACCTATGTCTTCTGGCAACCAGACCACATTCCTGACAGAATACGTTCCGGATCTGCTCATTGCAGCGTCCATGGTGTTCGCTTCTGGCTACATGCGCAACTTCGGCGGTCAGGCAGACGATCCAAAGATGTCGCAAAGCTGGGAAAGCCAGTATCAAACACTCTTCAAGTCTGCTGAACTTGAGCAGCTGCGTGCTAAGTTCCAGTCTCAGAGCTGGTATTCGCAAAAACCGACTCCTGCCAACCCTCCTAGGAGCTAGTAGATGGTCACGTCAACTAACAAAGGCTACGAGCTCCAGGTCGACGGAACCAATACAGGCACCTGGGGTAATGTTCTCAATGATGATGTTATTGAGATCATCGACAACAACCTGGGCGGATCAGACTCTGTTGCGCTCGCAGCTTCTAACGTCGCACTGACAGCTCTGCAGTCTCAGTATTTGGCGTTGCGTTTCACTGGCACGCTTACTGCCAATGTCATCGTGACCACCGAATGTATCGGCATGACGATGATTGAGAACAATACGACTGGCAACTTTACAGTTACATTCAGAAATAACGTCAATGCAAATGGCGTTGTGGTTCCTCAGTCTCAGAATTTCATCGTACTTTCAACGGCTGCAGAAGGTTGCCGCATTGTTGCGAGGACATACACTGTTGGCACAATTGCTTCGCAGAATGCTAACGCTGTAGCCATTACAGGCGGTACGATTGCTGGCCTTTCTTCACCTCTTGCATTGGCCGACGGCGGAACAGGAAATGTGTTGGCAGACCCTGGTGCTGACAGGATCATGTTCTGGGACGACAGTTCCGGTGAGGTAGATTGGCTCACTCCCAGCACCAACCTGACAGTCACAGGCACTAACTTGACTGCTGATGCTTATGCATTGTCTTTGCAGAGTGCTGTGACAACGACGTCTGGCACAGAAGCTAGGTTTACGAGCATACCGAGTTGGGTCAAGCAGATCACTATCATGTTTACTTCTGTTTCCTTCACGGGTGGTGATGAATTGCAATTGCAGCTTGGCACGAGCAGTGGATACAAGACGAGCGGTTATACAGGTGTTGTTTTCGGACCTGGTGGTAGTTCTAACACTTCGGATTCATTTCCCATTACTAATGATTCTACGAGTGGAGCAAACACATTCTCTGGTGCAGCAACATTAACTAACTTTTCTGGCAACACTTGGGTCATTTCTGGAACATCAAATGTCGCTAATAGCGGACGAGCATTCTCTGGATTTGTCACACTCTCATCAGTATTGGACAGATTGCGTTTCATACCGTCTGGATCTAACTCGTTTGATGGTGGCACTGTCAATGTGATGTATGCCTGATGCCATTTGCAACTGTTAAGCTCCGTCCAGGCCTAAACACAGAGTTCACTCCTCTGTTGAACGAGGCTGGCTATTCTTTCACCAGTCTGGGTCGGTTCAAGGCTGGCTTGTTCCAGAAGATTGGCGGTTGGGAGCGATTCTATCACTCACAAGTCTCTGGCATTCCGCGCGCATTGCATGCCTGGCAGGACTTGAACCTCGACAAGCATCTGCTGGTCGGTTCCAATCAGATCCTCGGAGTCATAACTGACGACACTCTTAACACAGTTACACCTCAAAACCTCGAGAGTGATTTTGCTCCTGATTTCACGACCTCGATAGGCTCTGCTTCTGTCGAGATCGATGATCCCAACATCGCCAACGTCACCATCTTTGATGCGGTGTACTTTAATACACCGATCTCTGTTGGCGGATTGGTGCTCTTCGGTCTGTATCCAATCCAGACAGTCACAGGAGTCACGACCTATACAATCACAGCGTCAGCCAATGCCACTGGAGCTGTAACGAGTGGAGGTGCAGTCCCTGAGTTCACTACAGTTTCAGGCTCATCGACTGTCTCTGTAGCGCTCGACGATCATGGGTTGGTAGCTGGTGAGCAGGTTGACTTCCCTGTATCAACCGATGTCGGTGGAGTGACTATATCAGGGACCTACACTGTTCTTTCAGTTATTGATGTAGACAACTTCACCATCACCGCCAACACTGTCGCTACGTCGTCAACTTCTGGCGACATGAATGGTGGCGACTGCCAGTTGAATTACTACATCACACTCGGTCCTCCAGCTGCAGGTGCAGGGTGGGGAACTGGTGCCTACGGCGACGGCGGATACGGCACTGGCATCGTTGGCACTGCACAAACTGGTAACCCAATCACTGCTTCTGACTGGTCATTCGACAACTTCGGCGCACTCGGCATAGCCATACCTGAGAACGGCGGACTGTACTACTACGACCCTTCAGGTGGGTTTGAGAACGTCATTTTCGTGGCTGAAGCTCCTCCATTCAATGGTGGAGGCTTCGTCGCCATGCCGCAACAGCAGATCATTCTGTGGGCTTCTTCAACAGAGATCGATCTGGGAGAGGTCCAAGATCCACTGCTGGTGCGCTGGTGTGATGTCTCGAACTTCTTCCAGTGGATTGCATCTACGACCAACCAGGCAGGTTCCTACCGCCTATCAACTGGCTCGCGCATCATCGGAGGTCTGCAAGGACCACAGTACGCAATTCTCTGGACCGATCTTGACTGCTGGGCAATGCAGTACATCGGTGGACGTCTGGTCTATGGCTTCAACAAGGTCGGTTCTAACTGCGGACTGATCTCCTCTAAGGCAGCTGCCACAATCGGTGGACAGGTTCTCTGGATGGGTCAATCTAACTTCTACTCGTTGACAAGTTCAGGCGCCAACCCACTCAATTGCACCTGCTGGGACGCGGTTTTCCAGGACCTTGACCTTGACAATGCTCATAAGATCCGTGCCGGAGGCAACTCGGTCTTCAATGAAGTGTGGTGGCACTATCCTACGCTCTCTGGAGGATCCGGTGAGAATGACGCCTACGTCAAAGTCAATCTGACTGAAGGTACTTGGGACAATGGTCCGTTGCAGCGCACTGCATGGATCGATCAGAATGTATTCGGCAACCCTATCGCTGCCAATGCGAATGGGCTGATCTACCAGCACGAGAAGACTAACGACAGAGATGGATCTCCAATCAACTCTGTGATGCAGACAGGTTACTGGCAACTTTCTGAAGGCCAGGAGATTGTGTTCGTTGACTGGATCTTGCCAGACTTTCGCTGGAGCGAGTATCAGGGTGATGAAAATGCATCTCTGCAGGTCACCATTTATGCGACCAATTATCCTGGCGATGCACCTCAGACCTTTGGTCCCTACAACGTGACTAAAGCAACACCCTACATCAATGTGCGTATCCGCGCCAGATACATGGCTATAAATGTCCAGTCTTCGGATCTTGGATCGTTCTGGCGTCTAGGTGCAGTGAAGTATCGCTGGGCACAAGACGGCAGGAGGTAAACGTGGAAAACCAACCCTCGCTCAAAGCTATCGCCAACAATGGTTCGATGATGTTGCAGTCTGTCACTGCGATCTCTTCTATCCTGGCCGGATGGCGATAAATGGAAGATATCGACCTCAAGGCTCTGCAAGAGATCGCCAACAATGGTGCATTGCTCAACCAGGCTTTGAACGAGATCGTCGATTCACTCAATCTGTTGGTGTTGCCTGCAGACCATGGCGGCACTGGCCACAATATCTATGCTGTCGGCGACATTCTGTATGCTGACAGCACGACCACTCTTGCTCGTCTGCCAGATGTTGCAGTTGGTTCTGTGCTAATCTCTGGCGGTGTCAATGCACCGCCCTCTTGGGGTGGAGTCCCTGGCGGAAGCATATCTGGTGTCGTGCCTGTTGAAAATGGCGGAACGGAACGCTCTACCTTGACAGCCAACAACCTTCTGGCCGGCGACGGAACAGATCCTGTCAAGCTCATTGCCCCAGGCTCGAATGGCAACTTTTTGGCATCTAACGGCACACTCTTCGCATCATCGTCTGGTGCCACTGCAGCTGAATACAGAGCCAATACGTCAACAGCCACTGCCATCCGTCCGGCCGAAATTTGGAATTCGACTGCTGTCGTGGCATTGTCAGATGCCGCGACGATTGCCATCGACATGTCCACCGGCTTCAATTTCTCGGTCACGATCACAGCTAACCGAACACTTGGCAATCCGACCAATGCCAAAGTCGGTCAGTCAGGATGCATCGCAGTCACAGCTTCAGGCTCTACACGCACTATCAACGTTGACACTAACTGGTACGCGACCACGTCCATTCCGCTGCCTATCTCGATCGCATCAGGTCAGATCTGCTACATCTTCTATTTCGTCTACTCGGCGTCCGTCATCCTGGTCACGGGAGCTTTGAACAACCCGACATGATGCCAGGAATTACACCGATTGTTTCTGCTCTGGCACCCATTGAGAATGCCTCGATTGCGTTCCAGGTAGGAGCATTGCTGAGTGCCAGCGCGACAACGCACACATTTACTGATCAGCCGATTGGGGATGCACCGTTGGCACCGAATAAGCGCTTTGTGGTCTTCGTATTCAAGCTCAGTGCAAACAGAACTGTGACTGCGACTATCGGAGGCATTTCTGCTCCTGTCATTTATTCAGCTAACACGACAGCTCCTAATTCGCTCGTCACACGTTGGTATATGATTGCAGCCGAGGTGCCATCAGGAACAACGGCAACCATAGTCGTTAACCTCAACACAGCAGCAGTTTTGACGAGTGGCACAGTTTGCACACTGCTCAATCTTGATGGTTCAGTGGTCAGCGACACTTCGGCAGATGCAGGAACAGGCATCACAAACCAGGAAATCGATTGTCCTGCAGGTGGTGGAATTCTGGCCGTTGGCACTTGGGGAGCAAGCACTGGAGCATCGACATCCAGTGCCAATTTCAATAACATCGACACGCTCAATGTCGACGGTATCGGTCTGAATGGCGGAACAACAGTTGCAGGTGAAATCTATCCATCAACACAGACTGCTTTGGATATAGATTTCGATCCTGTCCTGTCATCTGGCACGATGTCACAATGCACTGGCTTTGCTGCATCCTTTGCTCCAGTCTTCTGAGGTAACATGAAACACGGACCCTTGCTCTCTGACATCCCTGGTCGCACCGACGAGATCCCGACTGAAGTCGCATCAGGCAGCTATGTCGTTCCAGCCGACATAGTCTCTGCGCTGGGCGAGGGTAACACCATCGCTGGCACACGCATTCTCGAACAGATGTTCTCTGGCCAGAAGTTCGCCATTGGCGGACCTGTTCCTGGCTTTTCTGAACCTGTTCCTGTCATCGTCGCGGGTGGCGAGTACATCATTCGTCCTGAATTGGTACTCGAGATCGGCGGTGGCGACATGGACAGAGGTCACCGACTGCTGGATGATTGGGTCAAGAAAACCCGCAAAGACCTGATCAAAACGCTGCAGAACTTACCCCCACCTGCAAAGGATTGAGACAGATGGAATCAGTTGTACGACTCGCTACTCCTGCTGACGAACCGGAGCTGATGAAGCTCTGTCACTTGCTGCATGATGAAAATGGCATCTTCGAGATGGACGAGGACATGGTCCTTGAAACACTCCAGCTCGGAACTAACCAGAAAGGTGGCGTCATAGGTGTGATCGGCACCCCTGAGCACCTTGAAGGCATGATCTATATGCAGGTGTCGAACTTCTGGTACTCGCGTAAGCCCTATCTGGTCGAGCTCTTCAACTTCGTGCATCCTGATCATAGGCGTTCAAACCATGCCAAGTCACTAATTGAGTTCGCTAAGAACTGCACAACGGGCGATCTCAAGCTCGTGATCGGCATCATCTCTAACGAACGTACAAAGTCCAAAGTGAAGCTCTACGAACGACAGCTGGGCGCTCCGGCTGGTGCATTCTTCGTTTATCCTCATCCGCAATAAGGTAGAAGAACATGTGCGGCAGCTCAAAGAATAAGCAGACAACCAAATCGTCGACCAAGGCTGATCCAAGAGCCGAGGCAGTCTATATGGATCTGCTTAATCGTCTCAAGGGCACTATTGATCTTGATTACGATCCATATGAAGGGGAACGTGTTGCTGGGTTTACACCCCAGCAGCAGGCTCTCCTGGCCCAGATGACGCAGCCTGGTGGAGCTGGAGCTCCTTCGTTCCAGGGAGCTCTCGAAGCTGCGCAGCGCGGTGCTGGCCCTGTTACGCAGGCCGACATTGACAAGTTTATGAACCCATGGACTGACTCTGTCATCTCTTCAACGATGGCAGGCATGGACCGTGGGTTCGCACGAGATGTCTCTGACTTCAAGGGCAATGCCATCACCGCTGGTGCATTCGGCGGCGACCGAGCTCGGGTGGGTGAGGCTGAACTCAGAGCGCAGCAAGGCGAGAGACGCGCCCAGATGGAAGCCCAATTGCGTGCGCAGGGCTTTGATCAAGCTACGGCGAATGCTATTGCAGAGAAGAACCTGGCACTGTCTGGTTCACAATCTATGCTTGGCATCGGCCAGGGCATGTCGTCTGGGTACGACAGTGCATTCCGTGCTGCATCGGCTGAGCAGGCACTCAACCAGGCTCGTTTGGAAGTGCCTTACCAGCAGTACCTTGAGCAGCGCGCCTATCCCTACCAGCAGCTGCAGTTTGGTGCCGGCATCGGCACTGCAGTTGGCCAGGGCCTAGGAGGCACGTCTAATCAGACCACGACGATGCCTGGTCCGAGTCCATTCTCGCAGATTGCCGGCCTAGGTCTTACGCTGGCCGGCATGCCGCAAGCATCTATCTTCGGCGGAATGATGGGCTTTGCTGATGGCGGACGCGTGGAAGAAGCTCGCTCGTACGAGCCGACGCTGCGTGACCAAGCTGCCGACTTTATCCGTGACTATCTGCTCGGTGGCAGCTCGTCACCTGAAGCAGAGCGCATTCTTGAAGGTCTGGTCGGCTCAAGGGGCATCGGCGAAACAGGCCACCTGAATGTCTCTGAGTTCTTGCCGACTGGCACAGCTTTCTCGTTGGATGAGGCCTATCGCTCCGAAGACCCTGTCTCTATGGGCCTTAACTTGGGTTCAGCCTACTTCTCAGCTATCCCAGGCATGGCAGCAGCCAAGCATGGCAAGCGCTTCATCGAGGATGCGTTTGACAGGCGTATTGCCCGTGATCTTGATGAGACCTATCCGGCAATGCCAGAGTTCAATCCTGGAGAGATGGATCTGCGTTCCAGGATCCAGCGCATGAATGATCCTCCGAATGTATCTGAGTTCCCTGGCATTCCGGCTAACGATGTTCCTCGCTTCATGATCGCTAAGGCAGAAGGCGGCTCTGTTCTCGAGGAAGCCTCTGCTATGGCCAAGAGGCTGCGTGAGGAGCGCCAGACTCAAGGTCGGTCGCGACCTGACATTGCTGAGCCTTTCGACCAGACCATGATCGATAAGATCGCAGCATGGGCTCTGGGTTCGCGTCCGTCGCCAGAGCGTCGCCGCCTGGTTGAAGGCATCACGAGCTCGACAGGTCTGGGCGAGACTGGCTACCCAGGTGTGGTGGATGCTATCCCTGGCATCTCTCAAATTGTCAACACTGATCAAGCTTGGAACGATATCAAAGGTGGTGATTACCTCGGTGCTCTCGGCAACGCGGCCGAGGCAGTGCTGCCATTCGTAGCAGCTGCTAAGGGCCTCAAGGCCATTGACAAGACGCGTACGCTGCCTAACGCATTCTATAAGGGTCTTGATCCGCGTCTTGAGATCAATCCTGGTGGGGGAAAATGGACCCCTTCTCACCACGACATCGCCAAGAATGTCTGGGTGCGGGAGATGTCCAACCCTGACAAGACAGTTACGCCCAAGACACTTGAAATTGCTCTGCGCTCCAGGTTCGACAAAGTTCATCTTGACGACCCTGATGACTTGGCTAAGCGCTCTGCCGACACTCTCAATGACTACATGCGTGATCCAATCGTCCGCAAGTATGGACTCAAGGACACCCCCAAGGCTCTTAACAGAGCTCTCGACAGGCTGCGCGAGATCGCTCCTGACAGATACCTCTCGCTCGCTCCAGGCATTGCCTACGCCTCTGATCAGCTCGTCAACCCAGAAGGTCGAGCAGAAGGTGGCGAGGTTAAGCCTAAGACAAACTGGGCTGGCTTTTCACCTGAAGCCTCCCACGGAATCATGGCTGCAGGTCTGGCAATGATGGCTGGACAGTCGCCCTACGCCGCTGCCAACATCGGTGCTGGTGGTCTGGCAGGGTTGCAGTCCTACGAGGACTACATCCGCGAACAGCAGCGCAAGAAGATCGAGGACGAAAAGCTGGCCCTTGACCAGACATCCCAGGCTAGCCGTGAAGCTCTTGCGAGAGAAGAACTCGACATACGCCGCAAGGATTTCAATGCTCGCCTCCAGTCAGATGCCGAGACACGCAGCTTCCGCGAGCGTGAATTGGCCCTGCGCGAACGTCCTGAGTTCGACATGGTCAAGGACATGGTCACTGAAACTGGCACCCCTGTCGTATTGAACAAGCGAACTGGCGTCTATCACGATGCTTCAACTGGCGAGCCTATCTCGCCTGAGACGAAGGTCGGCCCAGCCAAGAAGAAGTACACCGATCTGCCAGTCGGTGTGCAGAAAGAGGTTATGGAAGCTCGTGACGTCATTCAGTCGTCCACGAATGCAGTGACGAACCTCAAGCAAGCCCTAGCCATCAACAACACTGCCTATGCTGGCCCTCTGGCTGCTGAGCGTGGCTGGCTCAAGTCTATGGTTGAAGGCGATGATGGTGGCCCTGGCACCGCGACTGAGAATCTCGACAACATCATCAAGGGTGGTGCACTCGAGAACTTGAAGGCGATCTTCGGTGCCGCACCGACAGAAGGTGAACGTCAGATCCTGCTCGATATTCAAGGCTCGACGAGCAAGGCACCCAAGGTCCGCGAAGAGATCTACATCCGTGCCATTGCCAGCTCCCTGGCGCGTGAAGAGTACAACAAGAAGAAGGTCCAGGCCATGGTCGATGGGACCTACTTCACTGAAGAGTTCCCTGGCACTCCTGTCTCTTATGAGGCTTACTTGCCAGCAGCCAAGAAGTTGGTGGGACTCGGAGGAGAAACTCCGACCAGTGGTGGCACTGAATCATTCCCCAAGGTCGGTGAAGAGCGAACCTTTAAGGGTCCTGATGGCAAGCCAGTCGTAGGCGTCTGGGACGGCAAGGAGTGGAGACCTAAGTAATGAAGCCATGGACTGCCACTGATAAGCTCTGGGCCACGCTCAGTGGCAATCAGCGCGCAGTTGTCATGGCCTTGATGGAGGCTGACAAGAACGATGCAGCTGACGCCAAGAACGTTCTCGCAGCCATAGTCAACCGAGTTGAGAAGACCAAGGAGCAGCTCGGTAAGCACGTCTCCAGGCCTATCTACCAGCCCACAATCGAGCCTATGCAGCAGAAGAAGTTGCCAATCCTGCTGAAGCATGCAGCGTTCCCTGAGCTGCTGCAATGGCTCGAGAAACGTCTGAAGGGCGAAGAGCCAGACATTGTGAACGGTGCAACACACTTTCTGGCCCATGAATCTGTGATGTTGAAGCTCACTGCCAAGAACCCACGCAAGTACAAGTCATGGCCTAAATGGACTGGCTACAACCCCAAGACCAAGCAATACGCCAATGTCGTTCTGCGTGACAAAAGCCACGCCTTCATCAAGAGCCCAAAATGAGCGAAAAGCGATCGTCCAATCTCCAGCAGATCATCAACTCGATACTGAACCCTGAGCAGCCGCGTGCGGCTGTGCCGAGCTTCAGCTACCGAGGTCCAGGATCTGTCAAGCCTGTCACTCCAGGCCTGGCTCAGCCCAAGGACAACATGTTCGCTCGGCCTATGTTCGCTGAGGGTGGCAAGGTCGGTGAAGTTGTGCCAGG